ATAACTTCGCATTCAATGAAACAGTAACTGCGCACAATGTAAGTAGTCATTAAAATAATCCCTTCGCATGATTAAATAGAACGTCATAGGTTTTATTCATGCTTAAATTATTTTTAATGCACAGTAACGCAAGCTTTAAAAAAGAATCGTTCTCTAGTAGTAATTCAGTTGAGACTGTCAATTCATGACTAATGACGTTTAAGACGTTGTTTAACTCATTCTTATTCATGTAAGCCCCCTTATAGATAGTGAACGGTTAAATCAATACAATCACCGTATAAGTTGGTTATGGCGCATAAACTGTAATAAGTAGAGTCAGGTTCATTACAGACATAATGTTTATGTAACTTCGCTTTCAAGTGGTAATGTACTGGTAACGTACTAAGCCAATTATCTAAGGCAATACACTCACCATCTTCTAAGCCTGTATAGTCACCGTTAATAATTGGTGAAAGAAAATGAGAGCATATAGCGTATTCATATCTGATAGTTTCATCTTTATGGCTATCGTTTTCTATGCGATAAAACCCAGTTTTATTACCGTTTAAATCATAGATAGAAGCGCTAATATGTTCTGAATTTAAGTTATAGATAACATGTTCTAAGTTATAGATAACATCTTTTAAATTTTTAGCTAACTCTGAAGTACCGTCTTGGTATGCGTCATTATCTAAAGTGATCTCTAAAATAAATCTCATAGTTATTTTCCTAACATGGTTGATAGTTGATTGAATACAGATTGCTTACTTCCCTTAAGCCCTAATTCTTTTTTAATGATTGAATAAGCACTTGAACCCCTAGACATCTTTAAGCCCAATAGTTCAAGCTTTAAAGCTTGCCTAAGGGTAAGTAATCTATAGGTATCTATTTGGTTAGGTGTATCTAATATCATGCGATTAACTCCAGTCTTTTAAGGTTGCATAGAATATATATCAATAGTGATATAAAAGAATCCTAATTGATATATTATCAACGTGCAATAGGTTTAATAAAAAAGATGGAAAATATCTCAATTTATTTCACATCGTAAAATAAGTTATAGGGATATTCCCCAGCTTGTAATTCTTTTTTTTATTTGCCTGTTTTTTGAGGCGGCAAAAACGTACAGACCGTACAAGGGGCGTACATATATCAAAATTGATATATTCTGAGAAGCTTATAGAATATGGCTTAGAGGGTAAAATAGGGGGGTAAAAATACCCTAAAAAGGGGGTATATCAAAATTGGTATACTGTACGGTTTTCATTTTTCTTTAAAAACCGTACAAGCGATTTGTTATTAATATCAATGAGTTAGGGCAATATCGTACAGACCGTACAGAAAACCGTACAGAGCTTGTACGGTGTGTACGCTTGGGGAAATGTACGGTGTAAAAAAAATTGAGGGTTATAAATAGGGGCTGAGGGGGGGCGTACAGACCGTACACTCAAAAAGTGGTCGCGCCCCGTACTACCATACCTTGTATATATCTTATCCCTATAGGGATATATACAAGGGTGTACGGTGGTCTGTACGGTACGGTGTACGTTTTTGTGATATTGTTCGTTTTTATGGATTCTGATAGAGTGCTGATATGTTAAATATCGAGACAACTCTATTGACAATCAATACAAAAATAATTAGCCAGTAAGTACAAAAATAATAAATAAAACTACTTACCAGGACAACTACCAGGACAATTTAGGACATAAAAAAGCCTGGTAATAATTAATCAAGTACTTAAGTTATGTTTCCCCTAATCCCCTAGTTAGGGGAATATATCTAGTTAGATAACCCTAGAGATCACTAGAAGTAACGCACCTACTAGCCTTGTACTAGCTACCTACTTACTCAAACACTTATAGAGTTAATCAATCGTTCAATAATTCATTCTTATTCAATTCATTTTTACGTTCAATCTTTATAAACATTTTCGAGGGGAGGGGGCTATGAAATCGGACAGGGGGGTGCAATATTTCTATCTATCCCCTCTCCAAATATTTTCCATATTTCCCTTTCCTCTCAAAAAAATCCACCGCACCCAGTTATAAGCGGACATAGCCTGCTTAGAGGCTCAAGGATTGATTTAATTCTTTAGGGGTAGGGGGTAGTCTGATTTGCGTATAAAAAGCCTTAAAACGCTTATTTTTATATTTTTTTTGTAAATTTCGCTTTTCTCAACACTTAATTTGCTTAATAATGAGGCTATTAGCTAATTTATTTGAGATAATTTCTACATGACTGAGATAAAAGAAATACGACATGGTGCGGTATTGGATAGAGACGAGTTTTTCAATCGTTTTGATTTAAAGCCTCAGCCGATGCGCCTTGGTCATATACCGACTGCGAAAACAAGGCAGATTGTGCGTAAGTTAGTGGTAGCGAATGCGAGTACGAAGGACATTTGTGATTATTTAGGGTGTACGAAGAACGACTTTCAGAAGTATTACAAGACTGACGTAGCGCATGCGAAGTTAAAGTTCAAGGACATGATTGCTACTGAGTTGATGGTAGATGCGATGGAGCGTGGGAATACGGCTAGTTTGCATTTATTAGCGAAGAGTAAGTTAGGTGGATTTAGTGAGCCTGTAAAGCAACAGATGGTGAATGAAGATGAGATGGGATTAGAGGTTAATTTAAATTGGTTAACTGCGAGGGATATAACTCCTAAGATTCCATGAAATTAGTTGACTACAAGCCGAGGGATTTTGCTTTAAAGCTACACAACAGGGACAAGCGTTGGGTAGTAATGGTGTGTCACCGCAGGGCAGGCAAGACGGTGAGTGCTTGTGTTGATTTGTTGGTAAGTGCGATGGAGAATCCGCTTGAGAATCCACAATTTGCCTATTTTGCGCCTTACCGCAGTCAGGCGAAGGCAGTAGCTTGGAGTTATTTATTAGAACTTTCAAAAGAATACTGGTCAAGACCACCGAATCAGGCTGAGTTAACTATTTACGTTAGGAATCGCAGTGGCACTGAGTCGAGAATTTTTGTTGGCGGTACTGACAACGCAGACGCACTCAGAGGTTTGTATTTTGATGGGGTAGTTTTGGACGAGGTTGGTGACATGAGTCCTACGGTTTGGTATAGCGTAATTCGTCCTGCGTTATCGGATCGCAAGGGTTGGTTAGTAGCGATGGGGACACCTAAGGGCTACAACATGTTTTGGAATTTAAGGGAAGAGGCGAGATTAAATCCAAAGACACATTTATTACTTGAGGTGAAATCGAGCGAGAGTGGGATATTAGATGCGGACGAATTGCGTGATGCGAAGATTCAAATGTCAGAAGATGCTTTTGAGCGTGAGTTTGAGTGTTCATTTGATGCTTCAGTGCAAGGTTCGTATTACGGCAAGTTAATTGCTGACGTATACAAAGAGGGTCGTGCGACTGACTTTGAGATTGACATGGAGTATCCAGTTGAGTTGGTAGCGGACTTAGGATTTACGGATTCTACGAGTTGGTGGGTATGGCAGACGTACCCTGACGGTTATCGGATGATAGATTTTTACGAGAATCATGGCATGCCGATGAGTCATTACATTGACTGGATAAAGGATTTACCTTATCGAGTTGAGAAGATACATTTACCGCACGATGCAAAGGCTAAGACATTTCAGACTGGTCGCTCGGTGATGGAGCAGTTTTTAGATGCTGATTTTGATTTTAAGCCTTTATTTAATGTTCAAGAAAAATTAAGTATTCAGGACGGCATTGAGGCGGTAAGAAACATTTTGCCGAATTGTTATTTTCATGATGCTAAGACGAGTGTAGGTATTGATCATTTGCGAGGCTATTCAAAGGAGTGGGACGATAGAAATAGTGTTTTTAAGAACTCTCCCAAACACGATTCTCACAGTCATGCTTCAGATTCTTTCAGGTATTTTGCGTTGTCGCAGAGGAAAGAGCGCACTCCAAAGAGGGTTCGAGAAGTTTTTACAACAGAGGTTGAGGTTGTTTCGCCTAATAGGTACTGTTTAGAAGAGATATGGGACACTGCGCCCAAACAAAATAGAAGGGTAGGTTGATATGGTTGCGACTGTTACTGATGGTGAAGAGTTTAATTTAGAGACTAAGGACAAAGAAATGAGTCCTGAGGGTATGGCGAGTAAGTGGCAAAGAGAAATTAGTGCTTCTACGAAGGAGTTAGAGAAGTTTCATACTGATTCTAAGAAGATTGTGAGGGCTTATTTAGATCGCAGAGACATGTATCAAGAGGGTGATTCAAGATTAAACATATTTTGGTCAACGATTGAGACTTTAAAAGCTTCTTTGTATGCACGACCACCAAAAGCTGACGTGATGCGCAGTAATTTTGATCCAAATGATGATGTCGCTAGAGTTGCATCAAACATGCTTGAGACGATTTTAAATAATGGCTTAAGTGCAGACGGTTCTGACTTTGATTCTGCGGTTCGTCACGGTATTGAGGATTGGTTAGTCATTGGTATGGGTCAAGTTTGGCATCGATACGAGGTTGAGACTGAAAATCAGGAGATACCTGCAGTGACTGACCCCATGACTGGCATGGAGTTAGCCCCTTCTCAACAATTTGAGGTCATTTCTAGGGAAGAAGTTGAGACGGATTATATTTATTGGGAAGATTTCTTTTACAGTCCTGCGAGAGTGTGGGAAGAGGTACGTTGGGTAGCAAGACGAGTATTTTTAACCAAGGAAAAGGCAAAAGAGCGGTTTGGCGATGTTATTTCTAGTCAGTTATCGTATGCCAAAACTTTAAAAAATGGGAATAGTGAAAAACCAAAATTTGAGGCGCAGACGAAGGCTGAAGTATTTGAGATATGGTGTCATGACACTAAGAAAGTGTACTGGTACGCTCGTGGTGTAGATGTGATATTGGACGTAAAAGACGATCCTTTAGGTATCGATGGTTTCTTTCCCTGCCCTAAGCCTGCGATGATGAATACGACCACCAGTAACTTTGTGCCAAGACCTTTATATGTATTTGCGCAAGATCAGTTTGAAGAATTGAATGAGATCAATACAAGGATTAAGAGTTTAACAAGGGCATGTAAGGTAGTTGGTGTGTATGACCGTAATGCTGACGGTGTAAAGAACATGTTTACAAACGCATTAGAACTGACCTTAACCCCTGTAGATAACTGGGCAATGTTTGCTGAGAAGGGTGGTTTAAGAGGTGTTGTGGATTATGCACCGATTGAGACATTTGCTAACACCTTATCGCAATTACGCATGATGAGTGCAGATAAAACTCAGCAGATTTATGAGATTTTAGGTATTAGCGACATTATGCGTGGTGCGACTAAGGCAAATGAGACTGCGACTGCACAAACGATTAAGGCGCAGTTTGGATCGACTCGTTTGCAATACTATCAGACTGAGTTAGCAAGATGGGTGCGTGAAGCCTTACGGATTAAAGCCGAGATTATTGCGCAGAAGTTTGACCCTGAAACAATTATGAAGATGAGCAACATTATGTATACGACTGATGCTCAGTTAGCAGAGCCTGCGGTTGAATTAATCAAGACGATGGGCATTGAGCAGTATCGTGTGAATGTTGATGCAGATACGATGGCATCGATTGATTGGCAGGCAAGACGTGAAGAAAATACAGAGATTTTGAATGCAATGAGTAACTTTTTTGCGCAGGTTGCGCCAGTTGCACAAAACATTCAAGGTTCGATGCCGTTCTTATTGCAAATCTTGCAAGCAATGATGGCAGGAGTTAAGGGTGGCAAGGTAATTGAAGGCATTATGGATCAAGCGATTGCTTCTTATAACCAACAACAACAAGTACCGACACCGCCAACACCGATGATGGTTGCGCAGTTAGCGGAACAACAGGCAATGGTTCTTGAAAGACTTGCAAAAGCTGAAAAGTATGCAAGTGAGTCGAAGAACAACAATATTGAGGGAGTCATGCAGATGGCTCAAGGACTAGGACAAACAAACCCAC